TTTTTTGCATCTTCCTCAGTTACCCCCAGTTAAGGATATTTCTAAGTATATTGGAAGTGAGAGTTTGGATGCCCGTGCTCCAGCTACCATCGTTAATACCAAGACAACTCGACAGTTAAGTATGATTAGTCGTTGTTCACGTAGTACTTTGCCTCTCGACAAGTATGATGGTTCTCCTTTATGGTATGGTCATTCAGATAATCCCACATCTGATGGTGATTGTGGTAGTCCTTATATTCATTTTTCCCCTTCCGGAGCTCAAATTGTTGGTCTTCATGTTGCAGGTCAGCAGGGTGCTGTCGCCGCTGTACCTCTTCGTAAAGATCTGATTATGCAAAAGATAGCCTCTGAATTAGTGGAAGCTGGAACTCCTAATATTCAATCAGAGTCTGTTCCTCGTTCTCTTCGTCCTCTAGATGCTAAATCACCAATTCGTTTTGTTGAGGAGAATGGGTCTTTGGACGTTCTCGGTAGTTTTGTTGGTTTTCGTAATCAACCCAAAACTATGGTTGATGTTTCACCTATTGCTCATTTATTGGAGAAACATGGTTTTGAAATAACTCATACAAAACCTGTTATGAAAGGGTATGTGCCGAAACGCACAACTCTTTTAGAACTCATCCAACCACCAGAGAATTTCCGTCATGACGTTCTTGAGAAAATCAAACATTCTTTTTTGGAAGAAATTTTAGCTATGATTCCTAAAGAAGAGATTGAGGAACTCCAACCATATGATCTTTTCACAGCAATTAACGGTGCTGAAGGTGTTGCTTATGTTGATTCAATCAATAGAGCGACTAGTGCAGGAAATCCTTGGAAATGTTCAAAGAAAAATTTTCTGCGACCTATTCCTCCCCAACATGGTTTGATGGATCCGGTAGAATTTAATGAGGAAATCACTGGTCGAGTTCATGATTTTATTCAGTTATATTCTGCTGGTAAACGTAATATGCCTAATTTTTGTGCTCATCTTAAGGATGAACCAGTTACTTTTAAAAAGGCTGCTATTGGTAAAACTCGTGTTTTTGCTGGTGCACCTGTCGATTTTTCACTGGTTACACGACAATACTATTTGCCTTTAGTGAGGTTATTGCAAAACAATAGATTTGCTTTTGAATCTGGCCCAGGGACTATAAGTCAATCTGTCGAATGGGGCGATTTCTATAGATATTTAACTAAATTTGGTGAAGATAGAATGATAGCAGGTGATTTTAAGATGTTCGATAAAAAGATGCCCTCCAATTTGATGTTAAATGCCTTTTGGGTTTTGACTCAAATTGCTCGGCGAGGTAAATACACTGAAGAAGATGAGAAGGTTATGACTGGAATTGCAGAAGATACTTCTTTTGCTCTTGTTGATTACTTTGGTGATTTGATTCAAACCCATAGTTTTAATCCTTCTGGTCATCCTTTGACCGTTATTATTAATGGTTTAGTAAATGCTATGTATATGCGTTATGCTTATTATATGAATAATCCAAATCATGAGTGTGATACTTTTAAACAAAATGTCGCTCTCATGACTTATGGAGATGATAATATTATGGGTGTTTCTGAACACACCCCTTGGTTCAATCACACTTCCATTGCTAATTGTTTGGCTGATGCTGGTATTACTTATACTATGGCTGATAAAGAAGCTGAAAGTGTGCCTTATATTCATATTAGTGATTGTAATTTTTTAAAACGATCATGGAGGTATGAAGAATCCTTAGGAGATTATGCCGCTCCTCTGGAGTTGGAGTCCATTCAAAAGAGTTTGATGGTATGGACTTATTCGAAAACTGTTACACCCGCTGAACAAGGTGTGGCAGTTATTTCTAGTGCCCTGCGTGAATATTTCTTCCATGGTAAGGAGATGTTTGATCGTATGACAAGATTACTCAACACTGTCGTTGATGAGGCAGGTTGGCGTGAATATGTCACCGATGCAACTTTCCCAACTTGGGAGGAATTAGTGCGTTCTTGGCACAACGCCTCTTCGAAGGTGAGGGCTTAAATGTCCCTATGGGCTGTTGAAGGATGTCCAATTGTAAACCAAATCTTCACGTTATGTATAGTTTTACCTGTAAATACCAATATTCCTAATGTATTTGACAATGGATATATAACGTAATCTGCTAGAGCGATCCTCAAAATCTCTATTTAGAGAAGGGCGGCTGAACCCATTGGAAGACCCGAGTGTGAAGCGTGGGTTTGCTCACACTTGTATATAAGACCTGCTCAACAAAATGATTCAACAACGTTAGCCAGCGGAATGGCAAATATGCAAGGAATGAGTGGTATCACTAAGGAGAATATCATGATACACTCCCAAACACCCGCTCCCTCTGATGCACAAAATAGACAATTAACTACTACTTTTATTGATGATAATCCAGGTGAAATGATGGCATTCAATAGCGTAAATGATGGAACTTTTAACGATTCTGGTATGACCGATTATGAGTTGTCAAAGTTCCTCTCACGACCCGTTCGTGTTGCATCATATACATGGACAGAAGGAAGCAGTTTACTGCAAACCTTAAACCCATGGCACCTTTATTTTAACGATACCCGTATCAAAAAGAAAATTGATAATTTTGGATTGTTACGGGCTAATCTTCACCTTAAAATTGTTCTTAATGGATCACCTTTTTATTATGGTTTGGCAATGGCATCTTATGAACCATTACCAACATTATTTGTTGCGGGCACTGTACCCGCAGGAGCCGCAACATTACTCCATCTTACTGCTGAATCTCAGAGGCCCAAGATTTTCTTGGAAGCTGGATTCAATAAAGGCGGTGAGATGGTACTCCCTTTTCTTTATCATAAAAATTGGATTGAAGTCAAGGAAGCAGATAATTTCACAGACATGGGTAAGCTCACTGTGCGTTCTTTTGGTAATCTCGAAAATGCTAACGGTGTTGCTTTGTCCAATATTGATATTACTATTTATGCTTGGGCTGATGATGTACATATCTCAGCTCCAACGGCACAACTTGCACTGCAATCCTCTCATATTTTAACCTTTAAAGATGAAGATGAAACTGATGATATTGACGTAGAGTGTGTTATCTGTGGGGGTAACGAGCTGGACTGTGATTGTACATGTCTGGACATCGGAGATGCAATAGTTGAAAATCTTACCTCGGGACGTTCGAGAGGATGTTTCAAATCATTGTATCGTGTGCTTTCTGGTATGACCCGTATCGCAACACGGGGAGTCCATAAGAAAGAGTATACTCCACTTAGATTGCAATCATCCAATTTTATGGATGTAGCAAATTCAATTGTTGATGGTGCTAGTCAGATTGCGAACAATGTGACCAATAACATGTCAGAATCTAAACCAATGACTCTCCTTAGGGAGGCTACAGGTTCAGAGGATGAATATGGTAAGGGCGTTGTGTCGAAGCCCGCTTCAGCAATTGCTTCTTTTGCTAATCGTATGTCATCAATACCCTATATTCGACCTTTTGCAACCGCAACATCACTTGTTGCAGAGGCTGGGGGTCGCTTAGCATCTTTATTTGGTTGGTCTAATCCTCCTGTAGTGGATGAAGTTAAAGCTTACAGGCCTGCGATTGTTCAACCATTAGCATCACCAGATATTTCATATCCAACAGCTAAATTAACTATTGATCCAAAGAATGAACTTTCAGTTGATTCCCGCACTGTAGGGCTTGATGGAACTGACGAACTATCAATTCCTTATCTTTGTGGTAAAGAAACTTATATTGGGACTTTCTCTTGGGCTCAATCTGATGCATCTGGAACTCTATTACACGGTGGTACTGTTAACCCTTGTTTGGCTCTTACAGACATTGGTTTGGGACTCCATGGTGCTCATAATCCGACTCCACTTACCCATGTATCAAGAATGTTTAAATATTGGCGTGGTGACATTGTGTTTAGATTCAAATTTGTGAGATCTAGATACCATGCAGGACGTATTCGCTTCACTTGGGATCCTGTTAAGGATATCACAGCTGATGCTGATACTGAAATGGTTACGTTCAATCAGATTTATGATCTTTCTGAGGATGGTGATGTGGAGGTGAGAATTCCATATACACAATCCACTGCCTTTCTTAATGTTCCTGATTACAATTATCGTTTCTCTGCTTCTGGTTTTGCACCAGTTGATGGTGAGGATAACGGCTCGTGGACTATGCGCGTGCTGAATAGACTCACAGCACCTGATGCTACATCAGATGTTCAGTGTTACGTTTTTGTGAGAGCTGCCGAAAATTATGAATTGGCAGAACCAGCTGATCTCTCTCGTGAAGAATACACGTATTTCGACACTCTTGAGAGTTCATCTATTATGGAAACCGATGATCTTGCAAATATGAAAGATATGGGTTCCAAAACATACTTATGTAATATTGGAGAAAGAGTGAGAAACTTACGCTCACTTTTGCGTAGAAGCGCACTCTCTCGTATATTTTCAGATGTTGGCGCGAGTGGTAACAATGTCACGTTGACCTCAACCATGGGTAGGAGTCCTCTCCAACCTGGTTTTGATCCTAATGGTATTAACTCAACTCTGTTAGCTAACTCTTATAATTATGTTCTACATAATCCGATAACATGGTTATCTCCATGTTTTGTCGGGCAACGTGGTGCTGTTGTCTGGTCCGTTATCCCTCATACAGCGGATGTGGCGAATACAACTTTCACTATGTCTCGTTCTCGTACCACGAAAACGGCGGCAGGTTATCACGCTGCAATTTTTACTAATGTAAATTATAATCCTAGGTGTCATTCCATTTCCAGTAATTCTGGTATTTATGGCACTGGGGCAGGAGCTGCAGTCACACATGCTAATACATGTGCTGGTCTGTCTATTCACGCTCCCTTTTATTCGAGATTTCGTATGGAGGATACTGATCCATCCACACGAGTTCTTGGTAATTCTTCACTGGGAACAACTGACGATTCAATTGTCGTTGCTTCCAGATCCATTCATACTACCAGTTATTCGGCTGCGTATTTGGGTGGAAAATTGTATTGTGCAGCTGGCATAGATTATTCATTGTTTTTCTTTAAGAATGTTCCAACAATGTATTATACTCCTTTGCCAGCTGCCGCTGCGACGTAAAATCTACTGGCGTACTCGGTAGATCTCGTAATGAGTTTTACGGGCACTATGGTCTTTGACCCCTTATTCTTTTCAAGTTACTTTTGATAGGTTTCAAGCGGTCGACGGACCGTGGAATTTTGCCTATGTTAAGTACGAATTTTATAAGGAGTGCCTAGTTA